CTATTTCGAGCCGAGCCGGGACGACTGGGACAAGTTCCTGTCCGAGTCAGGCTTCGAGCAGTGCCCGGTGCTCGCGCCGAGGTGGTTGGTCACAGGCAACGACGTCTATGGCACCAGCCCCGGCATGGAGTGTTTGGGCGACGTCAAGCAGCTTCAGCACCAGCAGCTCCGCAAGGCGCAGGCGATCGACCTGCAGGTCAACCCGCCATTGCAGGTGCCGACCCGCTACAAGGAAGCGGCGAAGTCCAGGCTGCCGGGCGGCGTGTTCTATGTGGACAGCCAGGGGCCGAACCAGGGCATCAGGTCGGCGTATGAGGTGAACCTGAACCTGCAGCACTTGCTGCTGGACATCCAGGACGTGCGCCAGCGCATTCGCTCCGCGTATTACGCCGACCTGTTCCTGCTGCTGGCGAACGACCAGCGCAGCAACATCACCGCGACCGAGGTGGCCGAGCGTCACGAGGAGAAGCTCCTCATGCTCGGACCTGTGCTCGAGCGTCTGCACAACGAGCTACTGGCGCCGCTGATCGACATCACCTTCAACTATGCAGCTCGCGCGCATATCCTGCCGCCGGTGCCGCAGGAGCTGGAGGGGATGAACCTCAAGGTGGAGTTCATCTCCGTGCTGGCTCAGGCGCAGCGCGCGGTGGCGGCGCAAGGTGCCGATCGTCTGCTGATGACGGTCGGTCAGCTCGCGCAGATGAAGCCTGAGATCATCGACAAGATCAACTTTGACCAGGTCGTTGACGACTATTCAGTGATGTATGGCGTCAACCCCGAGCTGGTTGTGCCAGACGACCAGGTCGCGGCAGTCCGTCAGCAGAGGGCGCAGCAGATGGCCCAAGCGCAGGCGGCTGCCGCGATGCCGGTCGCGGCGGACACGGCGAAGACCGTCAGCGAGATCGATGGCGACAACATGCACGACATTATGTCGCGCCTCACCGGATATGGCGGCACGCCCGCCGGCGCAGCGTAACAGGAGATACCCATGGCGACAGTTTCTAAGAGCTTCACCGCGGCTGGCACCAGCCTGGTGCTGGCGATCAAGCCGGGGCAGAGCGTCACCTATAGCGTGACCGGCACGTTCACCGGGTTCGTTTATCTCGAACGCCAGCGTCGGTTCGCGACATGGGAGGTGATTGCCGGCGGCACGGCGGACACTGGTTTCAGCGGGACGTCGAAGAACGAGACCAAACGCGAGGAGTCGTATCGGTTCCGCGCCGAGGATACGGACGGCGAGAACCCGATAACCGGCACGGCGGTGTGCTCGATCGCCGACGCGGACGACACGCTGCGCGAGCTGACCGACCCCGGCACGGGCCAGGTGCTGGTGAAGTTCAATGATGACGGAATTGTCGCTCCCGAGGATATGGGTGTGACGGGTGACCTGTCTGTGACGGGCACTGCGTCTGTCACTGGCGCCGCCACTGTCACGGGGAACCTGTCCGTCGAGGGTGGCGCGGTTCGCCTGGGCGCGGCTGACGCGGCGGCACCGGCGGCGCAAGCGGTCAACGTGCAGTCGGTTTTGGCAGGAGAGACCGACACGGCGGGCGTTGCGCTCACCGTAAATGGTTCGCGGGGAACGGGCTCCGGTGCTGGTGGGTCTATCATCTTCAAGGTTGCTCCGGCAGGAGGTTCTGGCACGTCGCAAAACGCGCTCGCGACGGCGGCGACGATCGCCGGCGACAAGTCCGTGGCGTTCGTCCATTCGGTGGTCCCGGCCACGGCAGTGGCGGTGGCCAGTCTGCCGGCGACCCCGGCGGTCGGCATGATCGCCCAGGTGAACGACGCCACCACGCCGTCGGTGGGATCGACCGTGGCGGACGGCGGGGCTGCCGCGGCGCTGGTCTGGTACAACGGGTCCAACTGGACCGTGATCGGCGTGTGATGCGTTGGAACAGACAATCGTCAACATCGCCGGCGGTATCATTCTGTCGGGGCTGGGTTTCTTGATCCAGCGCGTGTGGTCCTCGCTCAACGACCTGCAGAAAAGGGACGAGCAGTTGGCTGATAAGATTTCCCACATCGAGGTGATGGTGGCCCGCTGCTACGTGACTCGGGAGGAGACAGAGCGGTTGTTCACCAAGGTGTTCGACAAGCTCGACCGGATCGATGAGAAGCTGAACAAGCATCTCACGACCGGGAACGACTGACCGTATCCGTGTGCCGGAAGCCCTCCCGTATAGTCCACGACGTCAGTCATGCGTGACCCGACGGACCTACGCGCCCAGGAGCGCGATGCCGATGCCGAGGAGGCGGTGGCACGCGAGCGCCGGCGGAAGGAGCTAGAGGATCTCAAGTGGCTGATGGCCCACCCCCAAGGGCGGCGAATCGTGAGCCGTCTGCTGGAGGAGGCCGGTGTGGCGCGGACCTCGTTTAACCATTCAGGCTCCCTGATGGCGTTCAACGAGGGCAAGCGGCAGATCGGATTGTTCCTCACGGCAGAGGTGCTCGAAGCGGCTCCCGAGGGGTATTTCAAGCTCTTGAAGGAGTATCAGGGCAAAAATGAGTAAGCCTGTAGAAGAAGCGGTGACCGACACAACCTCCCCTGACGTCGGGAACGCGGAGACTGAGAGCCAAGCCCAGGGCAGCATGCTCGCCGGCGAAGCCGAACCAACCGAGGAGCCAAAGGCTGCGGAACCTACCGAGCCGGCGGTCCCGGAGAAGTATGACTTCGATCTACCGGAGCACATGGTCCTCGATCAATCGGCAGCGGACGAGTTCACCGCTGTCGCCAAGGAGCTCAAGCTCGATCAGGAGTCGGTGAAGAAGATCACTGACGTTGCGGTCAAGATGACCCAGCGCCAGGCCGACAACCAGGTCAAGCTGGTGGAAACTTGGGTCGAGCAAGTCAAGACCGACAAGGAGATCGGTGGCGATAAGCTCAGCGAGAACCTCGCCGTGGCGCGCAAGGCTTTGGAGACGTTCGGCACGCCCGAACTCCGTGACGTGCTCAACATGACCGGGATGGGCAACCACCCGGAAGTGATCCGAGCATTCTACAAAGCCGGCAAGGCGATCAGTGAGGACCGTTTCGTGCAAGGCAACCCGCGTGGTGCCGAGCCCGACATGGCCAAACGTATGTTCCCAACCATGAACTAATGAGGTTCTGACATGGCTACCTTGACTTCTACCAACCCGACCTTGCTCGATCTGAGCAAGCGTCTCGACCCGGACGGCAAGATCGACTCGATCGTCGAGCTGCTCAACCAGAGCAACGAGATCCTGACCGATATGTCCTTCATTGAAGGCAACCTGCCGACTGGCCACAAGACCACCATTCGCACCGGCCTGCCCACCCCGACCTGGCGCAAGCTGTATGGCGGCGTGCAGCCGGCCAAGAGCACCACCGTGCAGGTGACTGACTCGGCTGGCATGCTCGAGGCTTATGCCGAGGTGGACAAGGCGCTCGCCGACCTGAACGGCAACACCGCGGCGTTCCGCCTGTCGGAAGACGCGGCCCACATCGAGGGCATGAGCCAGGAGATGGCCAGCACCCTCATGTATGGCAACGAAGGCACCGAGCCCGAGGCGTTCACCGGCCTGTCGCCGCGTTACAACAGCCTCTCGGCTGAGAACGCGGACAACATCATCGACGCTTTCTCCGGCTCCGGTGGTGACCTGACCTCGATCTGGCTGTGCGTCTGGGGTCCGCAGACTGGCCATGGTATCTACCCCAAGGGCTCGCAGGCTGGCCTGCAGATGTCCGACAAGGGCCAGGTGACCGTGGAGAACGCCGACGGCAGCAATGGCCGCATGGAAGCCTACCGCACCCACTATCGCTGGGACTGCGGCCTGTCCATCCGCGACTGGCGCTATTTCGTGCGCGTGGCGAACATCGACATCTCCGAGCTCGACACGATCTCGAACTGCAAGAACCTGATCAACTGGATGGTTCAGGCGACTGAACTGATCCCGTCGTTCGGCAAGGGTCGCGCGGTGTTCTACTGCAACCGGACCATCCGCGAAAAGCTGCGTCTCGGCATCCTCGAGCGTATCGCCAGCAACCTCTCCTGGGAGAACGTAGAGGGCAAGCGGGTTCTGACGTTCGACGATATTCCGGTTCGTCGCACCGACGCCCTGGTCAACACCGAATCCCGCGTCGTCTAACGCGCAGCTTGTAGGAGTTCTTGACATGATTCTCGATGCAAACTTGGAGTTCTGCGACGCGGTGTCGTTGAACACTGGTGCCGCTGGCACTTACAACATCGGCGACGTGATCGACATGGATCTCGCCCGTGATGTCGGCGGCAACCAGGCGCTCTACCTGGTCGTGGCCGTGTCCACTGGCATCACCGTGGCGAGCTCGACGGGCACCGTCGCGTTCCAACTGGTGTCTGACGGTTCGGGCACCATCGCCACCAACGGCACCCAGACGATCCATGTGACTGGCGCCCCCTGGGCGACCAGCACCACGGCGATCGCCGCTGGCACGATCCTGATGGCGGTGCCGCTGCCGATGGAGGGTATCGCGTACGAGCGTTACCTCGCCGTGCAGCAGGTCACCGGCACCACGGCGCTGAACGCCGGCGCGGTCAATGCGTTCCTGACCACCGACGTGGCTAACTGGGTCGCCTACGACTCGCCGTCTCAGGCGTGATGAGGTGATCGGATGAAAGTGGTCGCCATCAAGCCCGCATTCTACAACGGTGCCCGCGTTCGCGAGGGCACCGAGCTAGAGGTGTCGGACAAGTTGAAGGGCTCATGGTTCGCCAAGGTCGACAGCAAGGAGGCAGTTGCGTCACGTGCTCCCAAGCAGGTGCGCAAGCCCCCGGAGACGCTGTCGGAGATGGCGCACCAGCCGGCTGTCAGTCAGCTTGATCTGGCATGAGCGGTAGATGGCGACCATTTATCCGACCACAACCTTCCCTTACGAGACCTCCGTCGACGTCGCAGTAACGACGTGGGCTTCGATGCAGGCTGACGATGACGGCGAGCCCGTGCGGCTCGCCGTTTTCTCTGATCGCTCGATCCAGGTGGCCGGCACGTTCGGCGGCGCCAGTGTGACGATCGGCGGCAGCAACGACGGCGTGACGTATCACGCGCTGAGTGACCCGAAAGGGGATGCCCTGACGCTGACGGCAGCGGCGTTGCATCAGATCGTCGAGCTGCCGATCTGGATCAAGCCGCGGATCTTTGGCGGCGATGGCACAACCGACTTAACCGTCATCATGGCCGGTCGCCGGTCTATCTAGGAGATATCAGATGGCTACCTTCACCAAGATCAACGATTGGGTCGGCAATATGGTCAAGACGGCCAATGTCGGCACGGACCAGTTCGTCGTGGCGCTGTCCAACACCGCACCAGGCTCCGAGAGCACGCCGCCAACCGGCGACGGCGCCGGCATCCTGGCGAACATCACGCAGGTCAGTTACACCAACCTCTCCACCCGCAACATCACCACGACCAGCAGCACGAACACGGCGGGAACGATCAAGCTGATCCTGACCGACCTGACGCTGACTTCCTCGGGTGGCAGCACCGGGCCGTTCCGCTACGTATACATCTACGACGACACGCCGACTTCGCCGGCGGACCCGCTGGTTTGTTATTACGACTATGCCAGCAGCATCACGCTGAACGACGGCGAGACGCTGCTGATTGACTTCGACGGATCGGCTGGCTTCTTCACGGTGACCTGATGACGATCAGCCTCAAGCACCAGTTTACCTCGGCGGTATCGGACGGCGGAGACGCGACGAAAGTCCGCCCGTCAAACTGGAATGCAGAGCATACGTTCACGATGGCGACCAGCCGGTTGCTGGGACGAACGACCTCGGGGACGGGTGCCGCCGAGGAAATCACGGTCGGCACGGGGTTGTCGTATAGCGCGACAAATCTGGCGTTGACCGGGGGAGCCTATACGTCGTCTCCCTACACCATGGCGACGTCCAGACTGTTGGGCCGTACGACGGCCAGCACTGGCGCAGCGGAGGAAATTAGCGTCACCTCCCCGATTACGCTGTCTGGTGGCTCTGTAGGGTTTGACCACACGGCGATTCCGGTTGCTTCTGTCATTAGTGGATCGACAACAAGCGCGGCGTTGCGGATTACGCAGACCGGCACTGGCAACGCGCTGTTAGTGGAAGATTCCGCGAGCACTGACAGCACGCCGTTTGTTATTGACGCGAGCGGTAATGTCGGCATTGGCCTAGATTCTACATCATATAAGTTACAGGTGGCCGGGTCCAGCGGAACACCGCAACTACTCGCAGGAACTGCCGTAGAAGGCTATTTCAGCGTTAACGCTTTTAACAGTAACCCGGTGTATTGTGTCGTATCCGGCACAACGGCGACTGCGGCAGTTTTTGGAGCGCAGACGAACATACCCTTTGTGTTTTTTGTCAACAACGCGGACGTGGGGCGATTTGATACAAGCGGAAAACTTTTGATCGGCACGACTACATCTGGCGCGTCTAAATTAACCGTCAACGACGACTCTATTCAGGTTAACACCGCAAAGACACCAGCCTCCGCATCCGCAACAGGAACAACCGGGCAAATCTGCTGGGATAGTTCGTATATTTACGTGTGCATTGCCACGAACACATGGCGGCGTGTGGCTCATGCAACTTGGTAACAACATTGGATGACCACGCAAACCCGCGCGCCGACGAGCGACATCTCCGCGTCTGGCACGTGGACAGGATCGGCAGGCACTAGATATCAGGCGGTTGATGACTACCCAGACACGGGTGGCACCGATGTTCTGACGCACGGCACCACTGCTGGTGCCATTCAGTTTGGTTTCTCAGCGTTCAGCCTTCCAAGCACGGCGACGATCAGTTCTGTCGCTGTTCAATACTACGACTCCAAGAACGCCGCGCAAAACTGTAATATCGGCGCTCGTCTGACGATTGGCGGTTCTACGTACGACGCCAGTACACACAACCCATCAAATGGCTCAATAACCGCCCGCGAGGATTCTTGGGCGAATAATCCAAGAACTGGCGTTGCGTGGACAGTCGATGACGTAAACGGCACGGGGTCAAACCCCCTCCAATATTTCGGCGTTCAGTCGTCAGACGCCAACCCGACGATTAACCTGACCAGCATCCAGATTGTCGTCACCTATACGAACGCCTACACGCTGACGGCGGCTGGTGGCTCATTCTCGCTGACAGGCAACGCGGCGACATTATCCCGAACTTACGCGGTCGTGGCGGGGTCGGGGACGTTCTCCCTGACCGGACAAAATGCCGTTTTAGAGATTAGTGCTTTTCAGTTCGATGGGTTTCAGGAAGACACTTTTCAGACTAGCGGCGGTGCGCCAGCAGGGCCGACCTACACGCTGACCAGTGAGGCGGGATCGTTTACGCTATCAGGCGTCGCGGCGGGTCTATTGGCTGGTCGATCTCTGACCGCCGCCGCAGGATCGTTCTCCCTATCAGGACAGGATGCCGGGCTTCTAGCAGGTCGATCTCTGACCGCCGCCGCAGGATCGTTCTCCCTATCAGGACAGGCTGCCGGACTTCTAGCAAGTCGTTCTCTGGCCGCAGGCGCGGGGTCGTTCTCTCTATCTGGACAGGCTGCTGGGCTTCTAGCAGGTCGATCCCTGACTGCAAGCGCAGGATCGTTCTCGCTATCGGGACAGGCTGCTGGGCTGTTGGCTGGTCGGTCTTTGACCGCTGGCGCAGGATCGTTCTCGCTATCGGGACAGGCTGCTGGGCTGTTGGCTGGTCGGTCTTTGACCGCTGGCGCAGGGTCGTTCGACCTGACGGGTGTCAACGCTAATCTGCTGGCTGGACGGTTGCTCACCGCCGCCGCCGGGACATTCGGTCTAACCGGCTATGACGCGATTCTGACCTATACGCCGATCGCCGGGCCGACCTACACGTTGGTGGCGGCGAACGGCTCGTTCACCCTGGCGGGGCAGGACGCGGCGCTGAGTTATGGCAGGACACTCGCCGCAGGAGCCGGGGCGTTCACGATCACGGGCAATGCGGCGAGCCTGACCGCTGGTCGCACCATCCTGGCCGGCGCAGGTGCGTTCACCATCGCCGGCAACACGGCTGGGCTAATCGCGGCGCGCACGCTGCTGGCAGGGCAGGGGACTTATGCGCTCACCGGCTATGACGCGACACTGGACTACACGCCGTCTGGCCCGACCTACACGCTGACGGCGGCGGACGGCGCGTATAGTCTCGCCGGCATTGACGCGGCTCTGAGCTATGGCCGCACGATCGCGGCGGAGGCGGGTTCGTTCGGTCTCACGGGCCAAGACGTGGGGCTCATTGTCTCCCGGATATTGTCGGCAGAACTGGGCGAGTTCGACCTCACCGGACAGGCCGCCTCGGTTCTGGCCGGGCGTCTGCTGACGGCGCTGTCGGAGAGCTACGCGCTCGCCGGCGTATCCGCGACCCTGTCGGCCAGCTTTATATCTTCGCTCTCGCAATCGACGATCGAGGCCCTGGCCGCCGCGATCTGGAACAAGACGCTGCCGCTGGGCGACGCGCCAGACATCACCTACGGCGCGACTGAGTTGAACAGCAGCGAGATCCTGGCGATCACCGAGGCGGTCTGGCGCCAGCAACTACCGGAGTCCTGCCCATGACCGACGGCTATATCCAGATTTCGCCAGACTCCACCGGCAAGCGCATCGACAACAGCGTCGTCAGCCGCAGCGGCACCGACTACTACCGCCAGCGCGTTGAGGTGATGCCAGTTGATCAGGTGGCGTTCAGCACGGCTACGCTGCTGACAAACGGTCAAACCTACGATTCCGGCGTGCTGTCTCTGGTCGGGTATACCCAGGTGCAGACTAGCGCGTTATCCGACAAAGACGGCACCATCGTCATTGATTTCTGCCGCGACTCTGGCGGAACAGACATCCTTCGGACCCTGACCATTCCATATGTTGGTGGGTCGGGCTTCCAGATGTTCAGCGCACCGGCATTTACGCCGCACGTGCGCTATCGCTTCACCTGCGATGAAACCGGCCAGACTGACTTCTATTTTGATACCAAAGTTCTGACCACTGCGTTGTCTCCGCAACTTCTCCGGTTGGATGCGTTTATCTCTCCCGCGATGTCGGCATCGTTGGGCCGCACCATCATCGTCGGACGGACGGATGGCGGCGTCTACAACAACGTCGGGATTGACAGCCAAAACAATCTCAAGGTGTCGGTCGCCAATCCGGTCACGGCGTTTGGCGAAATGCTGACGGCGCAACTGACGCCAGTGGCGCAGGTCGATTTCGTGTATGGCCTCAACACCATACAAGTCGGCAGCACGACAACCGGGTCAGGTAGCGTCACCGCTGCCAACGGGCTGCTGTCTGCCGCGACCACGGCGGCGTCGTCATCCAGTGCGGTCGCTTATACCAAGCGCAACCTGAAATACCGCCCAGGGCAGGGCGCGCTCGCGCGGTTCACGGCGCTGTTCACGACTGGCGCGGCGAACTCGACGCAGTATGCCGGGGTGGGTTTCCCTAACCTCGAAAATGGTCTGTTCTTCGGCTATAACGGTGCGACCTTTGGCATTTGGACGATCAAGAGCGCCACGCCGACACACATTCCGCAAGCGTCGTGGAATGTCGATGTCATGGATGGCAGCGGGTCGGCGGCGAACCCATCCGGCCAAACTTTGGTGCCGACGAATGGCAACGTCTATCAGATCACGTATCAGTATCTTGGTTTTGGAAGCTTGGCGTTTTTCGTTGAGAGTCCGACCACCGGGAATTTTACGTTGGTTCATCAGATCGAATATGCCAACGCTAACACCGCGCCTAGCCTGCTGAACCCGTCGATGCCGTTGGTATGGGGCGCGGTCAACGACACGAACGCCACCAACATCATCGTCAAAGCGGCCAGTGGGATGTTGGCGGTGGAAGGGGACCGCGCACTTCTCGGCCCGCGTCATGGCTACGACATCACCCGCACCACCGTCACGACTGAGACTAATGGGTTTAGCATCCGCAATGCGTCCACATACAACGGCGTGCCAAACGGCGGGCTGATCCGTATTCGCACCATCAGCGCGGGAACCAATGTCGGTGGCGCTGGTAGCGGTGTAGCGACGATCAGGCTGGTCAAGGACACCACGCTGGGTGGCTCGCCGGCTTACGCCGCCTATTCCGGCAGCACGTCCGACAGCGGCGTGACCATCACCAGCGGGCAGTCCATTGCTTCCACCGATACGGACGGAACGACCATCACGGGCGGCAACGTCGAATACAACGCGGTGGTCGCGGTGGGCACTAGCATGTATGCCGACATCACCGACCTGAACATCTACATCAGCCCCGGCGAAACCCTGACCGCGACCGTCGCCAGCACGCAAAGCTGCACCATCGGCGTGTCGCTAACGTGGTCTGAGGATCTGTAGTGCTCCTCGATCTCCTCTACCACTACCTGCGGTTCTCCTGTGGGCCGACGGCGGGGGAGCGATTGGTCGCGCTGGCGGGCCCAGGGACTGCCGGCTGCTTGCTCAAGGCCAAAGCGTCCGGCACCACGGTGGCCGACGCCCTGGTCGATTTCTCCCGCCTGGCCACCGGCCCCGCTTACGCCCACCTGCTGGCTAACGACGCCAACCCCTACTGGATCATTCACGTCCGCCGCCGGAACGCCCGCTGAACGTATCCGTGTGCCGGAGACCCGCTTGTAATATCGCCGGAACCGGAGATTGCCGATGGCCTCAGTCGTCCAGATTTGCAACGTGGCCCTCGCCCACATCGGCGCGGGGGTCGTGATATCCAGCATCAACCCGCCCGATGGCAGCCTCGAGGCGGGCTATTGCGACACATACTACAATCCGGCCCGGCTCGAGATGCTCGAGATCGGCACCTGGAAGTTCTCGCTCGCACGGGTGGAACTGGCCGAAGTCACCAACACCTCGGACACATGGGCCTACGCCTACGCGCTGCCGTCGAACTGCCTCCGCCCCCTGCGCATCCTGGCCGCTGGGTCGACGCTGACCGTCTTCACGCAGGACGACGTGGCCTACAGCCCGAACGATCGGGACGGGGCCGAGTTCGACATCGAGGGGGCGGTTCTTTACACCAACGAGCCCGAGGCGGTCCTGGTCTACACCAGGGACGTCACCGATTCGACCCAGTTCACGCCGTCGTTCATGACGGCGCTGTCCTACCTGCTGGGCAGCTACCTGGCCGGGCCGATCATCAAGGGCACAGAGGGGATGCGGGTGGCTGATGCCATGCGCCAGCGGGCCATGGTG